CTTCAACGATTCCTTCTTGCCAAGATCGACGTTCCATTTCTTCAACTTTTGGTAACACTTCAGCGTTGCGGGTTCTGAATGCGTCCCAAAGTCGATCTTGTGCGATCCTGTTCTTGATCGAGGTAGCTTCGTTTTTAGGCTTTACTTCTCCCATTGCCATGCGAAGTTTTGCTCGGTCAAGAACCAGTGGGTCTTCAGGGAACATGGCAATAAGATCTTCTGAAGCAAAGTTTGGTTTACCGTAAAGCTCTGGCTCTATCTTTCCAACTCGTTCACCGTCAACCATGGTCGAGGTCCAACGACGTTCACCCTTAGGTATACCCCAGAAAGTTGGGGCGAAAGGCTTAATGTTTTCAGCTGTACGCCCCTCTGCACGCAAAGCTGTTTCCACTAGGTCAGTAACATCGATCGGGGTGTCTAGAACTTCTTGAAGTTTTTTTGCAGCAACACCAGTGGTGCCTAGGTTGTCGTAAGTTGATGAAGCGCCTTTTGCTGCGCTAATAATGCCTAGTACGCTTAGGTCTTTAACCTTCGATACTTCTTCTACAGTAGCTTTTTCTACGCCGGCTGCTGCTGAAAGTTCTTCTTTAGCGATCGCTTTAAGTTCTTTTTGCGTTAGGTTAGGGTATTCGTTTTTTAGGGTTTGCAAGTACTCTTTGGTAATTTTTTGTTCTGTTGATTTACCAAGAATTGACATGCTGGTGTTGAATGCTGAACCGTATGGGCGTTCGGTAGGAATTGCAATGTGTTCTGTGAGCGCTTTAAACAAAGAATTTAGCTCTTTGTGGGCTGGGGATCCTACTGGGTGTGCACCTTCGTAGTCGAAGATTCTTGTTTCGACTTCTGGCTTTAGAGCTTTAATTTCTTCAGCACTGTAAATGAAACTTTTTGTTGGTGAGCTGATCCGTCCTAGTTGTTCGACTAGTACGTCACCTAGTTGGAATAGACGTGCGCCTACGGCACCGATAAAGCTGTTGGATTTTAAGTTCAGTCCTTCTAGTAGTTCTTTTTCTGCTGGGGTGAGCGTGTATCGGTCTGGTAGTAGCGCAGCTTTTTGTGGAGCAAAACTGTAACGTGATTCGTCATCGATTAGTTTTGTTGGGTCGAAACCGAAACCTTCAGTGTTTCTCCACGAGTTTTGTCCACGAGTTTCGGTGGTCATGGCTCGACGTGCTTCTGGCGAGAACATTTGTGAGTGTGAAATCCATGCAGCTTCTTCACCGTCTTGCAGTACGCCACGTCCGGATCCTGCGTGTCCGAAGAAGTCGTGCACGGCACGGAACATGTTGTTTTCTTCAACACTTAGCAGTGGGTGTGGGTCGGTTAGGAAGTCTTGTGTACTGTCGCGAACAACAAGGTTTTTGTTGTTTAGGATGTCTTCCATGAACAGTTTAGAGTTTGGTCCTAGTCTGCCTGTTGCTGGGTTTACAACGTTGTACGGGTCGCCGTCAATGAAGCTAACTTTGATACCAAGTTGTTCGGTCATGTATTTGTATTGTGCACGGACTTCGGCTGCTAGTGCACGGTAAGCACTGATTACGGCAGGGTTTGTTGGGTCGCTAACCATGTCGTCGTAAGCTTTTGCAATGTCTGGTGCTTCGTCGGATGCTTTAACAGCTGAAAAGTCTGTGTCTAATGCTTTGATTCCGTTAGCATCCATGTAGCCTTGTTTCATTGGTGCTAAAGCTTCACGAGACTGTTTGTAAATTGATGGAGCGTCGGTAGCTGCAATTATTGCTTCGTCTGCAGCGTTAACGTCTTTAGTTATGGCTGGCTTGGTTTTACGTGGTTGTTTTGCCGTCTTTTCTACAGCAACTTTAACTTGCTCAGCAGGCGCTGCTTCTGGTGAAGCAGTCTCTGGAACAATGTTGTCAGTTTGCGTAGTAGGAACATCGGTAAGAGTTTCTTCTCCGGCTTTAACAGCATCTTCAACAAGGTTTGCTTCGTTAGCGATCTTCGGTGTTTGCAAACCAATAAGTGTTTGTCCTTGGGTAGCAATTTTCTTTTCTTCTTTGCGGAGAGCTTTAGCTGCTTTGTCGTCGATCTTCTTCTGCTTAAGCGCAGCAAATGATTCTACGTTTCCTTGACGAATTCCTTGTAGGAGGTTGTTGAAGGCGTCGCCTGATAGGGCGTTTCCTTGCGCTGCTTGGAACCAGCCTTTACCTACAGCCCCTGCTCCCTCTTGAGTTGCTGTTGCGGTTGGGATTACGTCTTTGCCGGTAGCTTGGATTGCTTCGTAACCAGCTTTATCAAGTCTTACCCCAGCTTTAGTTGCTGCTGACGCTGCTTTTACACCAGCGTTAAGACCTTTTGCTCCGGCAGCGATGAACCCTCCACCGATCAACCAAGTTGGGTCAAGAGCAATATCTAAAGCAAGACCTGCTGCAGCTGCAGTGCCTTCATCAGTGACGCCAGCGTCCGTAAGGTTCTGAGACCAAGTACGCTTCTCTTGGATACCTTTGCCGGCTGCCCCAAACAAACCACCTTCAGCGCCGAAGAAGTTTGATAGTGGGATATTTCCAACAACGTCACCCACGACGTTAGATAGGTCGCCTTGACCTAGTTTGGTAAAACTTTCACCTACACGTTGACCTAAACCTGCTACAGCATAAGTTCCCGTGGATAGGGTATCAATGATGCCTTGTCCAAGGTTCCAGTCGGTTTCAGCTTTTTTAGCTTCGTTAAATGCGCCCGGCTTAAACGTAGAAAGCTTGGCTAGTTCGTATTCGCTTTGTCCTCCGCCAATTTTGCGGTTTTGTGCAATGCGCGCAGCAGCGTCTTTAAAGAAAGCGTCAAAAGCTGGATTAGTTGCCATACGTCTAGTTTAGCGTATAAAAGACTGTAAGTTACTTAGTTGCAGGCTTAGTAAGGGCGCTGTTCCAGATTCCGGTGAGCAAGAAGTTCAATGATGGGTTTCCTTGAATTAGCTTTGCAGTTTCTGGGTCATATTTTGCAAAAGCGCTTACAGCATTAATGGCGTCCATAGGCTTACCATCTTTGCCCATAAGGTTGTCTGCGCTTTGAATCCAGTTCCAGAATGAAGCGGAAGCGGTTGATGCTGCTGCTCCAGCTGCAGGGTCGTTGCCACCGTATTCAGATAGCCATTTACCTAGCACACCGGTTGGGGTGTTTGCTTGTAGTTTTCCAGCTTCGTATTCGTTGACAAGTCCAGCAATTTGCAACTGTAGTTGTGTGTTTGCTTGTTGTGCAGCTTGTTGTGCTGCAGCTTGCTGCATGAGGATTTGTTGTTCACGCCCAGAAATGTCGCTTAGTGCGCCGGTTCTGCTGCGACCGAGTTCTTGCAGTGCAAGGTTTTGGTCGGTTGAGTAACGGGCGATTTCGTCGTTGATTGCTTGCTCAGTAATGTTTTGGTTTACTTCGCTAGCGGTTCGACCGATCTGGGCTAGTGAGCCTTGGTCAGCTAAACCTGCTTCAGCTGCTTGTGTTGCTAGGTCGCCACCGGCTGCAGCTCCAGCAATGTCACCTAAACCTAGTGCAGCTCGTGCTTGGTTTGCTGCTGCTAGGCGTTGTGCTTCAGCGTCACGGGTTTGTGTCGCTTGTGCAGCAGTTTGTTCTGCACTTTTTGCACGACCGGTTTCTGCTAGAGAACTTACTCCGGCTATGTCACCTCGACGCATAGTGGTAAGGTTGCCAAACATATTTTTTATGTCCGCTTGATTTTCTTTGTAACGCTTGTTAACGCCTTTACGTTCGTTTCCGATTGAGCTTAGCGCTGATCCGTAACTGCCTCCACCTTGGCTTTGCTTTAGCAGACCGTACAGCATGTTCAGGTATGCGTCGCTTTGCATGTTTTCGCCAGTGGAAGGGGGCAGGATTGGGTCTACGCCCGGAATAGTCGGACGTTCGTAGTCTTTGTTGTTACCAGCTCGGGTTGGGTCTTTCATTGGCGAAGTGGTCATGCCGTAGTAATTTGATGGGCGCCCAGTGGCAGCTGGGTCAAAAATGTTAGCTACAGCTTTTCCGCCAGCGTTAAATAGGCTGTTCCACCAAGGACCAACACCGTATTTTACTGGGTTTAAGATTGCAAATTCGTCTTCTGGATCCATTAGACTGTTACCCTTCCGGTTAGCCACGAGTTACGTGCTTCAGCAAGTGCGCGTGCACGAGCTGCTTGACCTGCGTTAGTTGTCAACCAGTCAAAGTCTTGTTGCATACCTACAAGAGCATTAGGGTCAGTACCAACTTGGTTCAAACCAAACTGACCTAAACGTTCAGCATTAGTGGCACTCATGTAAGGTTGTTCGATCTGCTTACGTTGACCGGCTTGTTGCTTCTGTGTTTGAACAGCAGCACCACGTTCCATACCACCGTAACCACCGCTTTGCAACATACCGCGCATAGCATATTGGGCTGCTAACCGACGCAAAGCGTCACTAGCTGAAGCGTTAAAGTTTTCTAACTGACCGCTTTGACCATAAATGTTTTGGTTAAGTTCGTTGATGCGTTGTAGTTCAGCGTTTTGGTTTGAACGAAAATCTGAACGGTAAGGGGCAAGAGCGTCACGGTAAACTCCAGTGTTTTGAAGTTCAACATCGGTAGGATTTGTGTTAGGTTTAGCCATTACATGCCACCCTTTAACGCATTAGAGCTAGCATAAGCACCTTTTTGCTTAGCTTTTAGACGTGCAAGCAAAGCGTTACGACGAACTTTACGTTTACGGTCACGCTCAGCGTAACCAGTTTTATCAACTGGACCCATGGTAGGGTTCATTCGCCCACCACCGTAAACTTTCGCTCCGGCAGCAAACTCATTGAAGCTTGGTGCTCCATAACTTGCCATTATGCTACGCCCTTAGTTAACTTAGCTTTCACACCAATCATTGGTGTGATACTGAAAATTTGTGCTGGGGACGTCTCGGCTGTACCATCACAACTAAAGTATACCTCAAAATATGCGCGTCTAAAGCGAATACTGTGTTCAAGTTTGAGTAAAGCACGTTGCGGAGCACCTTCATCAATAGTGCGTTCTGTAGTGACATAAGGGTCCTCGGAAAGCAACTTATCCCACGTAAGGGTTGAAAGAACATCCCAAGTGCTTGTTGAGATCTGATCCCATGAACGAACGTTTGAAGAAGCTGCGATTGCGGTAACAGTTGCTGTAATAACACCGTCTGCTGCAACATCAGCAGCCCACCAATATAAACGTTTCCATTCTGCAGGAGTGTCAAAGTCGTAAATTCTGGTGCGGAGCTTACACGTAAACACTTCTGCAGCGTTAGTTGTTACGGGTGAATTGTCCATTTGGTAAAGTTTCCATTTACTGGTTGTGTTTGACCCTGTGATTGCATACGCTGTTTCGTGTTGTTTAATGGTTGAAGATTTTTGTGGTGTTTGGAAAATGTGAGCGATTTCTGTGGTTGATTCCCATTGCGCCCAAGTTCCGGTAAGCAAGTTTAAAGCATAGATTGATCCGCTGAACCAGATGATTGCACGGTCACCAAACACTGACACGGTGAAGTCTTTTTGGTAAGCGCTGTTGAATGGTTTAAAGTTTACTCGTTGTGCATTTAGCGGGCTAAACTGTCCGTTTTGAAACCGGTAAACGATCTGATCATGTAATACAACATAACCGTTTTGGTAGTTGGCAATACAGTTTTTGTTTTCTGCCCCAATACCTTGTTGGATCAGCGACAGTGTTCCCTCTTCAGGTAGTTCGCTGAATGAGAAAGCGTAAGTTGATGCTGATTTGAAGATAAAGATCTTACTGTAGTCGATTAGGATGCCAGAGATTGATTGACCGTCACCTAACCCTACGTTAATTACAGAGTCTACGTTCCAGTCGTACACACCTAATGGTGTGGTGATTGTGGTTAGGTCGCTGTAATACACTTTGGTGTCGGTGGCTGTTCCTCTTACACCCCAACCGAAGAAACGTGACTGGTATACAACTAAACCGGCAAGCGCGGGCATGGTTGTGATAGCGGTTACGCTAGCGTCTCCGACAGCCCATCTTGCGCCACCGGTTGTTGCTTTGCAAAGAATAACTTTGTTGTCGTATTGGACGTAACCGGTTGCTTTTGAAGCCCATAGTTCAGTCCATGCTGGGGTTACGGCGTCAAGGTTTAGTCGGTAAGTTTTGGTGCCAGCTGTAGCAATTATGTAACGGTCACCACCCGACGGGGTGAAGTATCCGAGGATATCAATGTATAGTGGTGTACCGCTTGCTGGGATTTGTGGCAGTGTTGTTTCGCTGATTGCTGGTCTGGAGACTAGGGCACCGTTTGGTGAAAACTCCATGTTGATCAGGTATGAGACTTCGTTTTCTGCAATGGATGACGGGTCCCAGTAGTTATTTAAACCACCGGAAAAGTCTTTAAGTGTTGCTGAACGTTGTCGTAATAGGTCAGACACGGTAATCGTCCGGATCTGGCATGATCTGCACGTAGAGATCGATCTGTGACACGTTCTCCTTTTGGCTCAATCTGTTCAGTCCGTCTCGGAATTGTTTACTCTTGTACTCTGCTGCTGCATAGTTTTCGTCTAACTCTAACGCTTGTACGGTGCAGTAGTTGACGAGTTCGTTTAGGTAACGGTCTGGGATGCTTAGGATGCGGTCAGCTGCAATAGAGGCTACGGCTACCGGCATTTTTACGTATTCTAGTTTTAGACCATCATTGTAGTCTTTGTTTGGGGTTGGGTAGAACGTGATTACTCCGGCTCGTTCGTACCAGACTTCTGGGACGTCAGCTACAGCAGACTTTGATGGGTCTTGGGTGAGGATGTATTCACGGTATTCTTGTGGCGACATGTTTTTGACTGGTCGACCGTTAACATAGATCGCTTCAATGTACTGTACGCGGTCTGTTGGGAAACTGTATTCCTCTACCCCGGCGATAACGCTTGTTATTTTGGTGTCTTTTAGGATTGCGTTGTTGTTAACAATTTCTTGTTGACCATCGTTGATCCAACGTAGGAGTGTTTCGTCGTCGATTTGTGCACCAGAGGTGTCACCAAAAATTGCGCGCACACGATCTGCAACATCTTTAGATGTTTTAGTGAAAATTTCTGCTGGCATTATTTACGCAAAACCTTTCCGTCGTGACGGTATTCATGTTTCTTGGACTTCATGACTGACTTCATCATGTCTTTTTTCTCCTCTAAATATTCTAACTCACGTTTTTGGTTTAGAGCTTTCTCAGCCATTTCGAGGATAAATAAGCTGTTTGCTTTTGATCCGGCTTTGTGTGTGTCGTTATCTACTAGCCATGCGATTAGTCGTGCATCAATTTCTGATTCAGCTAATGTACGGATCACGTATGGTACGGCTAAGTTTGGTTCGTCAACTAGGGCGTATGGTCGCTCTGGGTTGAAACTGGGGTGTCCCGGTTCGAGGCGTAGTAGTCGAACGTTTGGGTAGAGGTCGCGAATTACTGCAGCGACTCTGCGCTGGTATTCGTGGTATAAGCCGTCGATGCGGTCGAAAGTTATGTAGTCTGCCATGTTTCTATTGTACCGGATATTAGAAAACCCGGAGTCAGGCGAGACGGGACCTGACTCCGGGTTTCTTTAGTTGTTACTTCTCAGTGATGTTCGATAGAACAGCGTGAGCGTTACGACGGTACGTACCAAGCTGGCTGTACTGGAAGATACGAGCTTCGTATGCGTCGGTGTCTGCAAGACGTGACCACATCGAACCATCGCGGTCCATCCAAGACCAGTCCTTCTTACGGTTAACTACGATTTCCTTGCTCGATAGAGCGTAGACTGTACCCTTAGGTGCAGCGTAGTCCGAAACGAACTTGATTGGCTTACCTACGGCGTCGAACGAGAATGCTCGCTGTCCACCTTCAAGGGTTGCACCGTTGGTGAACTGGCGTAGACCTTGTAGTAGATCCCAGTAAGCGTTGAATACGCCCGGAGATGCTAGCATTACGTCCACGTCGCCACCCTTCTTGTCAACCTTTTGTACTAGGTTGATAAGAGCAAGCTCGGTTAGGGTACCGGTTGAGGTTCCCGGAGTTCCGAGAGTTTCAACGGTTGACTTCCAGATCGGGTATGATGCTGGGTTGATGCCGTGCAACTCGCTGGTAGCGCTAACGATAGCACCTAGACCGGTCCATTCCTTGCCGAAGGAGTTTACTCCGTTGGAAGAACGAACTAGAATGTCGCCAGCGCTAATGTTGGTGCTGAAGGTACCAAGGGTACCGGTCACCGTGATTACGTTGGTGGTTTCGTTAATTGCTGTGATTTCAATCGAGCTTGCTGCACCTGACTGTTGCTTAACACCAGTGGTAGGGTCAACAATGTCAACGATCATACCTTCTTCTAGCCAGTTAACTGAGTCAACGGTAAGAGTTGAAGATGAAGGCTGAGCTGAAACAACAGCTAGCTTTCCAGATCCGTCGCCGTAAACCTGACGGTTTAGGTCCTTAGCAAGGTCCTTCTTTAGACCACGGATTTCGTTGTCAACAACGTTGATGAAGGCTTGGTAGTCTTCAGCAGCTTGTTCGAATAGCTGACCGTCAACCTCGATCGAACCGTATAGGTTCGTTAGGTATAGGTGAGCTTGCTTGTACTTCTGTGCACCAGCGGTAGGTAGTACTTCGCGAACTCCGCGAGCACCAATACCTTGGTTGCGTCCGATGTGGGTGTCGAAGATTACTTCTTTACCGTTACGGGTGATGTGTGCGGATGATGCTTCAATGAGTTGCAGCGCAGGGTTCTTGTCGCGCAGCTGCTCGTGAAGGTCACCGTACACTAGCTTGATTGCATCAGATGCAAAGGTCAGTATGGACTGTCCAGCCATGTGTTTTCCCTCCTAAGGGATAGTTGAGTGAATAAATAGATAAATGTGCGAGCGCACTACGTCTGATGCCCTGACTTCGTTAAAAGCTGTACTTAGACACTTCTAGCGTATCATATGTTTCACGTGAAACAAAAACCCCAACACTTTGGATGTTGGGGTTTTTGTTAGCTTTAGTTACAGCGAGTTTGGTGACTGTTTCTGGTTTTGTTCAAACAGTTTGGCAAGCATTTCTTTCTTGCCCTTCTCGTCCTTAGGGATTTGAACTGACTCAAATGGGACTCCGCTGCCGGCACCTAAAACTACAGGCGCATTTGCGGACTGTTGGTTTGCGCCAAGACGCTGAAAACCTACACCGGTGATGGCAACAAGTTTCTTTGCTGCATCAATTACGGATAGATCTTCTCCGCGTGCAAGACCGGCTTCCATCAACTCAATGATTGCCGTCTCTTGCTGTGGGGTTACACTGTACACGTCGCGAAGACCAGCAAACTCGTTTTCGATGCGAGCATACTCAACCTCAGTTTCTCTCTCTAACTGTTGGCTTTGCATAAACTCTTGCATTTCTTTAAGTTGCTGGTTTTGTGCATCAAGCTGTTTCTTCACACCGTCCGGCAAGTCTGACTCATCGTCAAAGAAACCTTCTTCAGACATAACATCAGCTGCAGCAGCTTCAGCTTCAGCTTTTAACAAACCTTGCTGCATAAGAGCAGCAGTCAAGTTTTCGTGAATAGTTAGAGGATCTTCAGAGATCGCCCTAGCTAGCTCAACGCTTTGCTGCAAGTAGGCTGGGTCAACTTCGTTATCAATAAAGTCTTTGTATGGTGAAAACTTTTCAAGCTGACTTTGGTAAGCTTTGTCCTGTTCCTGCAGGAACGGAATAACTTTTTGGTGCCATGCTTCTGGCAGCTCTGCCAAAAGCTTTTCGTGAGCCGGGTGAGGTTTAAACTCTGGCTTCTCTTCAAACTTTGGCAGTTCCAGAACGTTATCGTTCTCTTGTACTTCAGGAGCATCATTTTGAACTTCTAGTCCGTCGATGCTCGTCTCTTCCTGTGACATGTTATCCTAACTGTTCTTCTGTCATTCCGGACTGTTCAGGGGTTCCCTGATCAGTTGGTTGTTGAGCGTCAGAAGGTGCACCCTGTTCAGGTACAGGCATCTGTGCGCCCATCTGTTGCAGCATCATTTGATTCTGCAAAGCGTTTTGGTGAATAGCAATGTGCTTCTGGAACTCAGCCTTGATCTCCGGAGGTAGCAAGTCAAACGACTGGCTCTTACGGAAACGGTTGTGAACTTCAATGTGTACGGCGTGGTTATCCCAGTCGTTAACAGAAATAACAGGAATAGGCTCAAGTTCAATCGGCTGACCGTCAGGACCAACCTCACCCGGAACAAACTTGTCTTCGTCGCCACGAGCAACTCCAGCTTCCCATTCAGCGTAGTGCTGTTGGATTTCTTCAACAGTTAGCTTCTTCATGGATAGGTTTTCACGTTGAGCTTGGTTCTCGTCGATCTTAATCAAGTTGTAGTACTGCTTCAACATACCCATTTCGAGTACACGCAGACCATCTTGTGGAGAGATGAATCCCATCTTCATCCATTCGGTGATCAATGCTTGACGTGCAGACTTAGAGGTAGGTAGCGCGGAACCAGACTCCACTCTAATGTCTGTGCCTGAGGCAATGTCAGCTCCTGAGAGCATGAGTGCGTCGAAAGAACCGTCGCTACCTACCGTTTTAATCAAACGCTCAGACTGTACGTACTGTACAAATAGGCTGAGTGATTGTCGTGCAAGTTTTTCAATAGCTGATTCGATCGAGTTAAAAATGGTGGTTAGGTAGGCGTCGTCACGTTCACCTAGGTATGCGATTGCTGTTGCAGCGGTTAGTCCCGGTGCGGTGCTTCCCTTTGAGACTTGGTGTTGACCTGAAAGGTCTTCAAAGTCTGCTTGAAGCTGTTGAACTTCGTTGATTACATAGTTTGGTAGAGGCTGAATGGGAACAGGGGTTGGGTATTGGAAACCCGGACGAACAGGAATCCAAATACCTGCACGTGCGGTGATCTTGCGAGGATCAACAGATCCTTCTTGGTACATCATCTGAGGCTTAGACATGAGGTTCTTTGCGTGGATGATCTGTGAACGGACACGGTTGTATTCACGTTGCAGTGGGATCAAGTTTTTGATCACTGAGCGACGGTAGAATTTTCCAGCTGGAATGCCTTGTAGGTGGGCGATTGGGTATTCGCCGTGTGAATATGGGATGCCTTGGTCAGCGTACTGTACGATTTCGCTGTCAACGATGGTGACTAGCCCACCTTTTGGCAGCCATGAGGTACCGCCCGGCTTGCACCACATTTCAATTACTAGAACACTGTCTGGGCGGGCAGAGTCAACGCCACGCAAGTCCATGAGTGCTGCGTCAGCGATCTCAGTGGATGATACTTTGGTTGGTACGAAATTGTCTGGTAGGACGTTCTTGAACGTTGACTTAACCCATTGTTCGCTCTTGGTGTAGACGGAAAAAATGTATGGCTGCTTTTCAATGTCTTCTTCGGCTAGGTCTGGTACGAAAACGTGGAAGGGTGAAATTACGTCGAAGGTTACATCGCCTTTGCTTGTGACTTCTTGACGTACAGTTTTTTCGCCGGTCATTGGGTCGGCTTCAGTGATTGGGCTTTTGATCTCTACTGATGGGTCCCAAATTGATTTGATGAAACCGTTACCGGTGATTGCACGCCACCATTCGGCTGGTTGTAGCACACGTGATTGAAAGTTGTTTTTGTCGTAGATGGATTGCCAGACTTGTTCGGCAGCGTTTGATGCTAGTAGATCGTCGTCGTCGTTTGACGCTGGGACCACTGAAGCGGATGGTTGACCTGAAGTCGTTTTAGCAATTTCGGTTCGAATAATTGGTTCGATACGGTTAACGGTGATTCGTGGAAGCTTTGCTGCGTTTGGTTCTTCAGTGAGTGCTTCTTTGCCGTTGACTGTGATCCAGTCGTGGTATTGGTTGCCGTTGTAGAATGCAAGGTTTAAGTACCAATCGTTTTCGTCTGTTTTACGGTTGAGTTTAGCTTTCTGATATTCAGCTTGCATCCATGCAACAAGTTTTTGTGCTTCTTCTTTTTTCTTAAACTTGTTGAGAATACTGTCTTCGACTAGAGCGCCGGTTTCGGGTGCAGAAGCTTTCTCCAGCCCGGTCAGGTCTGGTGCAAGTATTGCTTCTGGGTCAAAAACGGTTTTCTTTGCCACGTGTTAATCCTCTAGGTCTTGTTGGGCTACTTTCCAAGCAGCGTCCATACGTTGTTCAGCGTTCAGGAGTTCGGTAAATTCTTCTCCCGGCACATATGGTCCATTATACACCCCAAACTCTTGAGTTTGTGGGGTTGCTGCTTGAAGCATTTGATAAGCGATTGGATCTTTACTTGCTAGTAGATTTAGCGCTTGAGTTAATGCTTTGTTTCGTTCTTTCTCCAGCTTCAAGTTTGTTTCGCTTGTCTGCGCTAGGAGGGAGAGGGCTGGTTTTAGGAGCTTCGATGTTAGTAGCAGCAGGCTTGCTAACGATAGCAGCCAGATCAGTAACAAAATCAGCGAGGATGTTAGAGACATTTTCGTTCAGCTTTCTAATGATTGTAGGGGCAGCATCAAGTTTAATGCTTAGTTCAGTGATTTCTTGTTGCAGTTTAGTTACTGCGTCGATGTGTGTTTGCTTGAGCATAAAACCGGCGAACATTGATAGTTCGGTTAGGCAGGCGTCGCAAAGATACATGCCTTGGTTGGTGTGTTTGATCACGCCAAGATCCCAAAGCTTGTTAGTGTTTGAGCAAGTGCTGCAAACACCGGGGTATGGTGCGCCTGCTTCGTAGAAACGGTAGCTGCGGTTAAAAACGTTCGTCATCTTATCCTTCTAGTTCTCTGATCGAGCCGGCACCGTGCCAGCTGTTACCCCAGTCGTCGGAGAAATCCGTCTCTGGAAGTTTACTTGTTGGGTGAAACGCCTCTTTAAATGTACTATGAAATTGTCGATTATCCGAGGAAAGATCTTGTTTATCTGGTGACAGATCATCCAAGAATGTCATAGCGTACTTAAGAGCATCATAGCAGTGATTGTCTTTATCACGGATATCTTCAAGCTTGTTGTTCATTTCCGCGATCTTTACTGACGCCCATTTCTTCCATTTTAGTTTTGGAAGTTCAGCGATGAGGTGTGGGCAGTCATCTGTGATCATGAGGTGTGGTCGTTTGCTTTTTTTGTTTAGCTTCATGTATTGACGGATGCGTTCCAAGCCGATGCGACGGTCACGTGGAATCATGTCTACTGAAATGTAGATGCCAGCTTTTTGGTATTCTTGCTGGATGCTTGTGCCGGTTTGTTCTTTGGTTTGTTTGATCGCTGGGTCACCGGTGGTTAACCAAACTTGTACACCATATTCGTCTTCTATTTCTTTTGTGATTTTGTTGACGATGGCTGCGTGTTCGGCAACTGTTTTCTTTGCAGCATAATGTTCCCGGAACACGGTTACGTTGTTATCGACGTCGACTGCCATCCACAACCAGACGGTTGGGTTGGTATAACCGGAGTCCATAGTGCGGATGATCCGATGATCTGGGGTGGGTTTAAAGACACCTTTTTCAATACAGTGTGTGAGCGTAGAGAAGTCTGGGAACACTGCGCCACCGAGGTGAACGTATTGTCCTTTGGACCTGACTTCTCGTTCTTCTTCTGGGAGCATGTCTAAGAATTTGGCTATGGCTTCACGGGACAGTGTTGGGTTGTCAGCCATTTCTGCTTCAACAATGCCGATAGCTTTTTTGCCTTCTTTGGCTGGCATGTAGATTTCGTCGAAGATCCATTCCATTCCTTGGACTGGGGTTTGGCTCATCCACCATACTCCGTTGGTGTCTACGAGTCGGGCGAGACATTCACGGAAAACTGATTGCGGGCATTCTTCGTCGAAGTGCACAAAGTGTCGGGATGATCCGGCGAACTTATCGAGGTCTTGATCTTGTGACATGAACTCGACGAATGATCCGTTGTTGAGTGTTAGTACGTGGCGCTCGCGGGAGTACGATTGTTCCCAGCTTCCGTTGATGAGGAAACGTTTAGGTAACCATTGTTTATATAAAGGTAAAATAATTTTGTCGACACCGTTTAAGAAGTCGACGGCTACTACTCTTCCGCGGATAGGTTCGTCAGGGGTGACTCGGTAAGGATGCGAGTACGTGAGCCACCATATCGCTTCGATTGTAGAACCAAGTGACTTACCAGATCGGTTTCCTCCAATATAGAGACGATCAGGATTCTTGTCGTTGTGGAAGAGGAGCTGCTTTTCGGAAGGTATGTAATCATATAAATTGGGGACGTGCGACGCTTCTTGGAGACCTTCGCCCAACCGTCGAATCGCCTCATTGAAATCAATACCGTCTTTAGCCACGTATTAATTGTACCAGTTCCCCTAATGTAAGGCGAACCAGAGTATTGTAAGGTTGATCCAGATAAGTCCTAAGATACATAAGATCACCGAGCTTAGCGTATACCCACCAGTGACCCGATCGTTCAGCACTATACCCAGCACGCTGAGTAACAAGAAACCCAAACTTAGCATTAGCATTATTTTTCTCCTTCTCGGCTTCTTCAAACCATTTAATTATTTGTTCGTGGCTCGCTGTTTTAGCCATCTTGCCACCTTTCACTTCGAACACTATCAGTCCGTGTGTCGAACGCAACCATACGTCGCCTTCGTCTAACGCGCCAGCTAGCACGTTGCGGTGTGCTTCGAGTGGTGTGTAACCGGAACGTAGTAACGCTTTGCGCACACCGGTTTCTGCTGCGGTTCCTATTTGTTTTGCTTTACTCATCTTGTCTCCTTTAGTTTATACTGGTATTATGCCTGATTCTGAAAATTCTACTACGCCTTCTGGCTGGTTTGGTAATTTACCAACCGGCACGTCAGCTACGTCTATTCAGGAAGTTAACGATTTTCACATTAACTCTGATGTTGATTCTAGTGCAATAGCGCAACACCACACGTTGGGTGTGTTGAATACTCAAGCTAGCCCGGGTGATCATACCCATGATGGGAAGAATTCTAAGCGTATAAAGTTTAGTGATATTGAGGGCGGGTGGATGAATATTGATGGTGGTATTCCTTCTACTATATATACACCGATTCCGATCCTTGATGGAGGGGGTATTTAATGGCTGTTATTATTCAGATTCGCCGTGGTCCTGCAGCTGACTGGACGTCAGCAAACCCGGTTTTGGCGCATGGTGAAATGGGTGTTGAAACTGACACTTTGAAGGTGAAGATCGGTGACGGTACTACCGCTTGGGTTAGCTTGCCTTACTTCACTCAGGGCGCTACAGGTTTGACTGGTCCTGCCGGTCCTACTGGTGCGACTGGTGCTACAGGTGCTACTGGTGCCACTGGTGCTACAGGTGCAGCTGGTACTAACGGTACCAATGGCACTAACGGTACAAACGGCACCAACGGTACCAATGGTGTTGACGGCGATTCAGCTTATGAAGTTGCAGTGGCTAACGGTTTTGTTGGAACTGAAGCTGCTTGGTTAACTTCGCTTGTTGGTGCTACTGGTCCGGCTGGTGCTACTGGTGCTACAGGTGCTACCGGTGCTACCGGTGCAGCTGGCACTAACGGAACTAACGGAACAAACGGTACTAATGGCACCAATGGTACAAATGGTATTGATGGTGATTCAGCTTATGAAGTTGCTGTAGCAAATGGTTTTGTTGGAACTGAAGCTGCATGGTTAGCTTCGCTTGTTGGTGCAACAGGTGCTACTGGCGCTACTGGTGCGACTGGCGCTACAGGTCCTCAGGGCATAAAGGGTGACACTGGTGACGTAGGACCTACTGGTGCTACAGGTGCTACAGGTGCAACTGGTGCTACAGGTCCGGGTGTGCCTACTGGTGGTACTGCCGGTCAGATCCTTACCAAAAACTCGACCACAAATTATGACACTGTTTGGGCTGCACCGGGTGCAGCTTCTTACACCACTGTTATAAAACAGTTGGTACGGAACGACACTGGTGCAACTGTTACTAAAGGTCAAGTTGTTTACATAACAGGTGCAAACGGAACACACGCCCTAATAGGTTTAGCAGACGCTGACACTGAATCAACTTCGTCAAAGACGCTTGGTATTCTTGAGCAAGACTTGGCTGCTAACGCAGACGGTTACGTTATCACCGAAGGTTTGCTAGATAACGTAAACACTGGTTCGGCTACTGCTGGTCAGTCTGTTTGGTTATCTTCAACTGCTGGTGGTTATGTTTTTGGTGCACCACCTGCCGAACCAGCGCACAGCGTTTACCTTGGTATTGTTCGACGAGCAAATAGCAGCAACGGACAAATCCTTGTCAAAGTACAAAACGGTTATGAACTCAATGAGTTGCATGATGTTAGTGCTGGGTCTCCTGTTGATAATGACGTTTTGGCGTGGGATTCTGCTTCGTCGATGTGGAAGAATCAAACTGCTGCACAGGCTAACCTAGCCCAGTTAACTGGTGGTAATGCGTTTACTGAAGCCCAGACTATTACTGGAACTGTTATTGGTTCTCAGGTTTTGCGTGTTCTTGGTGCTTCTGGTCAAACCGCCAACTTGCAACAGTGGGAAAATGGTGGCGTTGTTCAGGCTTTTGTTTCCCCTTTCGGCTCTGTTGCTTTTGGAACTGCAGGCACAATTTACAGTGCTCGATTGTCTGTAAACACTGGAACTGCAACAACTATTGGTGCTGTTATTCGTAGTGCTGCTTCACAGTCTGCGAACTTGCAGGAATGGCAAAACTCGGCAGGAACAGCAAACACCTTTATAACCTCCAGTGCCGATTTTAGAACCATTGGCTATGGAGCGTTTGGTTCATCTGGTCGTTTAGGTAGTTCTTATTTATCCGTAAAAGCTTGGAACGCTACTGACAACATAGTACAGGTTCGTGGAACTACGTCTCAAACAGGAGACCTCCAGCAATGGCAAGACAGTGCAGGAACAGTATTAGCAAGAGTATTTGCTAGTGGTGGTATCACTGCTCCAAACGCTTTTTTGGGACCAAATGCCACTTCTATTTTTAGCGTAAACCTTGGGATTATCCCTTCTAGCGCTTCTAACTCTGGAATAATCATCCGTGGTGCTGCTTCTCAGACAGCAGATTTACAGCAATGGCAGGATAGTGCCTCTACGGTTAAAGCAAGAGTAAACAGTTTTGGTGAAATAGTTGGAGCAGGAATTGCGACGGACAGTTTCCGAGTCTATTTAGGTAATTACAATAGCGGTGGGGCAGTCCGCATTTTAAAAGCAACCGCTCCATATACCCCTTCAGCGTCCAACATGCTATTGCAAGTTCTTGACGGAACAAACGCTTCCAGCTTTAAACTTGTTGCAACAGACCCATCTGGTGCAACACACACTATCATTGATAATATGAATGGTGTAAACACATCAACATTAGGCGTCAAATACATTGACGGCGGAACGGCATAAAAATGACAATTAACTTCAGTGAACTAATCCCAACCGAGCAGAAGCAAGCAATGCTAGAACAACGCATTAACCAACTTGCGCTTGAAGGATACCAGCACACCCTAAACCTGCAAGCAGCAGAAACAGCAGAAAACGATGAAATCATTGCAGCGAGCAATACTGCTATTGCAATCATTACTACCGCTATTGAAGTTGCACAGGCTGAACTAGAAAACATTGGCTAATGCCATCAAAAACAATAATTCAACTACGCAGAGACACTGCAGCGAACTGGACTACCACTAACCCTGTCCTTGCTGCTGGTGAAACTGGGTTTGAAACAGACACTGACTTATTTAAAATTGGTGACGGTACAACCACTTGGACAAGCCTGCCATATAACGTGGTATTACCTACTGATAGCCGTTTGAGTGACGCTCGCACACCAACTGCACACACTCACGATACGGCTGATGTTACTAGCGGAACTTTCGCTATTGGTCGCATCCCCACAGGGACGACTAGTACGACTGTTTCCTTAGGTAACCACACGCACAGTATCGCTAACGTTACTGGTTTGCAAACAGCGTTGGATGCAAAACTTACTACCGCTGACACTGGCTGGCTTACCTCTACCGTAATCAGTGCAGCAACAGGTTGGTCTGTAACTTCTTACAACATTAGAAGGTTAAACGGTATAGTAAACGGAATCCTTACAGTAAGCCGTTCTGGTGGAAACATAACAGTACCAGCAACTGGTAACATTACAAACCAAAACGTAGCAACCTTAACCTCTGGATGGTACAACACAACCTCAGACAGTGGAATGGTACTAACTAACGGTTCAGGTCCTCTTACAGGTGGATACATTCAATCAAACGGAACTATAACCATTAGCGCAATGTCATCTGGTGCAACAATCTCAACTGGAGACACTTTCAGTTTCACACTGTTTGAAATGGTATAAATCTAAATCTGTAGTAAACTGGCGGGCATGTCAACAAAAGGAGGCATCATGCTAGAAGGACTAGCTCCAAAGGAAAAAGAATCAATCTGTTTTTTAATGAAGAAAGCAGTTACCGAACTAGATGATAAAGATTTGAAGATCCTTGATGAAGCAATCAAGAACCCTAAATGGTCTGCTAACGCATTAACCGATGCTTTAAACCAGCGAGGGTTTACTATCTCTCGCGGTGTAATACAAAAGCATCGCGACGAAAGGTGTGGCTGTGTTAGATAACTTGCTACCTCAACCAGCTTGGCAACCGATCGAACGGGCAACCAAGATCAATATCACCGCACCTAAACCTTCTAAGAAGGTCAAAACAAAACACACGGTTCACGTATGTTTACCTGACCCTCAGATCGGTTACCGAGTCCTGAACGGTGAAAAAGATCCGTTCCATGACGAACACGCTATGGGTGTTGCCTTGCAGATCGTTAACTACTTGGAAGAAACCGACCGAGTGGACTCAGTGATTAACCTTGGTGACTTCCTAGACCTCCCAGCACAGGGACGGTTTGAACAGGAACCAGCGTTCGCTAACACCACCCAGTTAGCTTTTGACCGTGGACATTTATTCCTACAGGAGCAGCGTGCTGCTGCCGGACCGGACGCCACCATTGTTCTTATCGAAGGTAACCATGATCGTCGAATGGAGAAGTTCATTCAAACTAATGCGATCTCAGCTTTCGGTTTGAAAAAAGCAAACACAGACAGCCTACCGGTCATGTCTATCCCTTATTTATTGCGCCTTGACGAACTTGGAGTTGATTACATTGACGCATATCCTGCCGGAGCCCACTGGATTACAGACCAGTTACGGGCAATCCACGGAAATAAAGCTCGTAGCAACGGATCCACAGCTGCAGCCTACACAAACGACACACCCCACATCTCAACCATCTTTGGTCACGCCCACCGATTGGAGATACAGAGTCGAACAGTCTTTGACCGAAACGGAAAAATCAAATCAATGGCAATCTCACCCGGCTGTCTCTGCCGTGTGGATGGAGCTGTTCCGTCAGTCAATGGATCTACAAAAGTGGACGGCACCCCAGCCACCTATTACGAAAACTGGCAGCAAGGAATCGCTGTAGTAACAGTTGACCAAGACGACAAGTTCCATGTTGATCTCGTACAGATCGAAGATGGTGTGGCTTGGTTCCGTGGACGAAAGTTTATTGCTTAAGCTTCCCGATCTGGACTCGAACCAAAACTAACAGAGTCAAAGTCTGTTGTGCTGCCAATTACACCATCGGGAAAGAAACTACTTCTGAGCAGCCTCAATACGTTGCTTCTCAGCAGCGATCAGTTCATCCGTAGTAGCTTTCGTCACCGAGTCATGAGCGAACCAGTCCTCACCGAACTTACCCTTAGGGGTAAACGGTAGCGTGTGATCCGGTCTTGGACCATAATGAGGATCGTTAATACCATGCCAAGTGTTGTGGCAGAAGTCACAGATCCGGTGCATATTATCGGGCGCATTGTTCATAGTGTTTTTGTCTGGTCCGTGGTGCCGGTCAGACGCCGGACGACCCAAACACCCAACGATAGGGACAACCCCACCACCAGCGTTCTTTAACCCAGCCCATTCACAAACCATGCCGGTCTCGATTGGGTACATGGAAGCTGCACGTTTACGACCGGTCGACAACGGATCTTTATATTCGCTAATGTCTTTGTAGCCTTCGTAACCGTCTTCGACATATCCGGCGTCGGATCCTGCGCCCGGCTCACCAGAGTCTTTAGGGGCTTTCACAAAGCCGTCAGAAGTAAACTGCACTTCTTTACCGCCACAGCCACACAATGACGTGTCATCAGGGCTCCAAGACACGTCACACTCATTGTGGAAACCTATCCGGCAGGATAGGCAGGGGTCGTTCGGGAAACAAATGTTCATTGCCAGTACCTATCTTTTTCGTCAACCATTGATTCAGCTGTCATGTTCAAGTTTAGCAATTCAATACCACTGAACATGCGTGCACCATGAATTTCGGTTTCCACACTGTTCATGCGGGTGCGCACTTCACGGTTCAAAGCGTTCTGAGTGATCGGCTTCTCACCATTATCAATACACCAGTCACGGTAAGCGTTGAAGATGGCTGTCTTAGTGACTGATCCGTTTGTGGCAACAATGACTCGTTCATCCAAGAACTTAGCGATGTGGTCTTCTTCGTGACGGTATTCGAGCGTTGCCAAACGAACAGACTGTGGTTCATTAAACCCTGCAGCTGTGACACGTACAGCACCTTCAACCATCCACTGTAGGATGCCCGGACCTTCTTCTTCAACAATAAGTTTGGCAAAGTTTTCGCGCTGACGATCCTTAGGGATAGTCACCTTGAAGTCCAGCTTGCGTAGACGACGCCAGAACCCGTCACCACCAGACTTAACAGCAGGCAAATGGTTTACAGCAAGGAACAAAGTGTGTGTTGGTTTGAAGTCGAAGAAGTTTTGACCCATGAAACGTGCAGACAACATGTCACCACCGGTGAGCATTTTCACACGTGACTCGTTGAACTTACCGTCCGGACGAGTTTCCGATGCCATAGCGAAACGGATCCCACGTAGACGGGCGATCTCTGTCGGGTGAGTAGTGTTGCTAGTGTCGAGCAGGAAGTTTTCAGGCATTGATGCAGCATAGTCACCAAGGATGCCTGACACTACATCTAAAAGCGTAGATTTTCCGTTAGCTCCGGATCCAGCCAACACAGGAAGCACATGGTACCGTGAGTCGCCAAAGAGCGAGGCTCCGAGCAGCTCTTGCAAATAGTCGATTCGTTCTTGATCTTGGACGACTTCTTTGAGAAAACCGGTCCAGAGCGGAGTGGCAATAGATCTTGGACCACACGAAGTTTGTCGAGTGTTAAGATCAACGGATTTCTCTGCGTCTCTAAGCTCTCCGGTTCGAAGGTTGATAATACCTTCCGGAGTGCATAGATCATTAGGTTCAGCGTCCAAGTCAATACTGTTGACCAAAACTTCCGGATCAGTGCCCGCCAAAGTGATTGCATTTACTACCCTTTCTTTATTAGCAGACACTTGCGCCCACTTTAACTGTTCACCCGACCCACCAGAAGCTTCGATGAACTCAGCTGCTTCAATAGCGGTTTGGTAGATTGATTTTTCTTTGTCAAAGACGTAGCGACCGTTTTCCCAACGGTGCCAACCAATGTCGGTCACATATTTGTATCCACCGTTAGCGAAGTAGATTAGGCGACGTGCGTTAGCTGCATCGGTGCGTCCGTAAGTACCAAAAGTTGCTTGGTAGATGAGGGCTAGTTCGTCGAGCGTGCGCTCACCGTCTGCCGAAGGCTCCCCAAGGACGCTGATCGGGTCGCCTGTGAAAAAATCCGAGTGTTTGTGTTGACGCATCTCCTGCGCCAACTTTTCAGCCGTGAACGACTCTACACGTGCCACAGCCCACTGGTTCGCTCCGCGAACTTCACCAATGTTTGGTTCACGCGACGGAGACAGCTTCAAGTAGTCCATGAACCGTGCATTGATGTGAGTCAAAAGATCTTGCGCCGTAGCTTCAGTTAAACAGCCGTTACGGTGAGCACCATTAAGAAGTACCAACTGTTGTAGTAACCAACCGTGACGACTTTTAGGTGGCTGATTCGTTGGACGAACCCCAGCATACAAAGTAGGTGTGAACTGGCAGTCATGAGCAGCAAAATTCCATTCGGTTGACGCTGACACCAACTCAAAGTCATCTGGCATGTTCATTTCACTGGTAACACCGTGAGCAATCAACACGTCGTTGATCTCGTCGATGGTTACTGGTCGCCAAGCTTTCGGGAACGTTGCAACAACCTCAACCGGAAGGTCAACATCTTTCATGTTACGTGAACCCGGCACACGAAAGATACGTGGCAGGTCAAACACTGAGTCAAGTTGGACGCCAAGGGAGCCACCAACAAACCTGCAGAAAGCGCCCCAACGGTTTAGGACACCTTGCGCAAGCACCGGATCAAAGTCTTCTTCAACATCCACAGCCCAATACGGTTGGATGCCATGACCAGAGTAAACTACCGCTGAAGGTGGCACCCCAATCAGGTCTGTAAGAGTTTCAATAAGTTCGCGACCCTGCTTCACTGAACCAGCACCGGAATCTTTATAGTCAATGTCGATGTAGAAAGCGGCTAAGCCTGTAATGTCTTTAGCTGTGGCGCGACCGGTGACAGTCGACGGGTTGATCTCAAACCAAACGTTATTACCTAACGAGGTGAGAGCTGACACCGTGGACTCAGCTGACGACACCTTAATGGTTTTAGCTGAAAACTTTTGAATAGAAGACTGGTAACAGATCGTTACCATATCATCGTCTGAACGTCCAAGCCTTGACAGTAACTCGGAAAACTGCGTCTCAATCATAAATACCTTTCAATCCTTTCGAGGAAGAAAATGGGGGGCTAGGTAGAAAGGAGGAAACGTCCTAGCCCCCCGCCTAACTTACGGGAGCAACACCGATTAGAAAGTTAGGACAGCGTTAACAGAAGCTGCATCAACCCCAAGGTTTTCTGCGATCTCTTCTGCTGTGAAACCGTTAGCCTGCAAGGTTTCTGCAACCTTCTTCTGCTTGGCATCTAGTTCAACAATTTTACCACCTTTAACCTCTACTGCACCAGCACCAATCAGTGCGTCGACAGCCGAGTTTGAGGTAGGAGCAACAACATCAATGCCGTAAAGCTTAACGTCGTTGTAACGAGGGTTCTTCGAAGGCTTGGTGCCGGTCAAAGAAATAGTGAACTTGCCACCAACCTCAAGCTTGGTAAGACCCTTAGCTTTCAATGCATCCTTCAAAGCAGTCAACTTCTGACCGAATAGGAACACACGACGCTCACCCCGATCGTCATCAATCGATGCGTCACGGTAGTCAGTGTCTAGGGTTACTTCGATCTGCATCTTAGGCTTGCCGTCATCCCAGAACTCCAACTTAGTTGGATCCTCGTAGTTACGAACCTGTACAGCGCGAGTAGCGGAGATGACACCAGTGAACGCGTCGCCCACCTTAGCATCCTTGAACGATAGTGACGGTGAACCGCCACCCTGAAGTAGATCATCTACAGAAGGCAAAGCTTCGTTGAAATCAACCATAATTTTTTATTTCCTTAGTTTTTTAGTGATACTGATTTATTTTGTTTAGATTAACGAAGTAACATCTTCGTTAACGGTTTGGTCATAGCGTCGACAACTGAAACAAAAACTTGCTTTAGGTGCTTTATCAATGACCGCATCCCAACCCATCAGCTCAGCTGCATCAATCATTGACTCCAACTGTGCTAACGCTTCGAGAGCGACGTTGCGATCATAACGTAACATTACAACCACAGCGTTTTCCAACTTATCCTCCCTAGGGAGGAAACTCAACGCGACATGCGTCACGTTGAAACCTTTTTGTTCCCAACCATACCCGTACAACATAGCCTGTACACGGTACTGATCTTTTACTTTACCTTTAGAAGCATCGGTAAGAGCAGCTTTGCCAACAACCTTCCAATCATTTACAACACCATCGTTGTGAGCGAACACGTCGCACGAACCGGTCAGTTTTAAATCTTTGTACTCATGAACAAACAAACGTTCTTCAAGAGTGTAGTCGTTAGGGAAAGACTCAGCGAACCCATCCTCAAGTGCTTGGTGAACAGCAGTCCCAATGAACGGGTACCAAGCACCATCAACTTTACGAGGAGTCAACGCCAGTTTACGGGCGACACACTTCCGGCAATCCATACCAACCTCAGAGATACCGATCTGGATCTGACGGGAACGTTCAGTGACAAACAAGTCTTCGATACGGCTCATCCAAGTGTGAGCTGCTTCAATAGCAACAGCATCAGTTCCCTGATCGCCTAGCGCATCCTGCGCAATAATAACTTTAGCCATTCGTCTCTCCTTCTATAACAGAAACACTATCAACAGGGTCAGACATTTTGATTCCGACACGCAACCTATCAATAACATTTTTTTCAAAATCAATACCTCGACGACCATCCATAGATGCACGAGTAACAAAATACCGACTGTTCAACTTCTTAGCAACCAACTGGTCGATCGAACCGATCGCCAACAAATTCCAAATAGTAACCTGATGGTTCCTCGATGCACGATGCACACGATCCTCAACCTGCTCCACCACATCCGGATCATACGGCAAATCAAACATAATCAAATCATCAGCAACGTCAAGAGTGATACCCACACCCATACGCCCAGAAATGAGACACACCTGAAGAGCACCGCGCTGAAACTCAGCCTGAACACTCGCACGTCCACTAGCACTAACACCACCAT